ATGATAGGGATGAAAATGTTTTATTTTATTGAACCTATCTTCTTCATAATATTCTTTAAGAATACCATCTTTTAGATAAGCAAAAGAACAATTATGTGAGAGATTTACACCTAATATCTTACTCATTTTTCAACTTTCATTATGTATTAAACTATTATATAACGCACTATATGCTACAAAAATTAAATTTCAAGCCAGGTTTTAATAAGATGATAACAGAATCCGGAGCCGAGTCTCAATGGGTTGATGGTGATTTTGTTAGATTTAGGTATGGTCTACCTGAAAAAATAGGTGGTTGGAACCAACTAACTGCAGCTAGTAAAACTTTACCTGGAGCAGCCCGTGCACAACATACTTGGACCAGCATTGCAGGTGAAAAATATGCAGCTATAGGAACTTCACAAGGTTTATTTTTGTATTACGGAAATGATTTTTATGATATTTCTCCGTTAGATACTGCAATAACTTCCTGTACGTTTACATCTATAACCGGATCAGCAACTGTCACAATTAATAAAACATCTCATGGTTTATCTGCAGGCCGATATTTTACATTTACTTCTGTAACTTTACCTGGAGGCGGTGCTACAGGATATACAGCAACAGATTTTACAACAGGAGCTTTTGAAGTTGTAACAGCTTCAACGAACAGTTTTACAATTACGATGGCATCAACAGAATCTGGAACTGGAATGACAGCAGCTGGCTCTACATCTGTTAATCCATATGTAGAAGTTGGACCAACTTTTCAAACTGCAGGTTATGGTTGGGGCACAGATACTTGGAGTACGTCAACGTGGGGAACAGAGAGAACAATTAGTAACGTGATTCTGGAACCAGGAAACTGGAGTCTTGATAATTTTGGAGAAGTATTAGTTGCAACTATTGCAGGTAATAAAACATTTACATGGAATGCAGGTGCATCGAACGCAAGGTCAATCAGAGCGTCAACCACAACTACCAATTTTCAAACAACAAACAACCCAACGTCATCTAGACTGACACAAGTCTCTGATAGAGATAGACATTTGTTTCATTTTGGAACCGAAACAACAATAGGAGATACCACTACAGTTGATCCTTTGTTTATAAGATTTTCTAATCAAGAAGATTTAAATACTTATGCACCAACTGCAGTAAATACAGCAGGTAGTTTTAGATTAGACAAAGGAAATAAAATTGTGGGCGCTGTATCCGGTAAAGATTATACTTTAGTTTTAACAGATAGCTCTGCATACGTAATTCAGTTTGTTGGCCCACCATTTACATTTAGTGTTAAACAAGTTGGTACAAACTGTGGTTTGATTGGTCAAAATGCTTTAAGTTATTCTGACGGTATAGTGTTCTGGATGTCAGGTGAAGGTGGATTTTTTGCTTACGATGGTACAGTAAAATCGTTACCTTGTTTAGTTGAAGACTTTGTATTTAGCACTGATGGTGATAATTTAGGAATTAATTTTAACGCAAGTGATATTGTCTATGCAGAACACAATACACTTTATAGTGAAGTAAATTGGTTTTATCCAAAGTCAGGATCTGATCAAATAGATAGAGTGGTTACATATAATTATGCAGAACAAGTTTGGACTACGGGATCATTAGCTAGAACAAGTTATGTTGATACAGGTGTATTTGATGTGCCTTACGCAACTGAATATAATAAAACTGGAACACCTGTATTTCCTGATATTCAAGGTATTACAAATAGATTTGGAGCATCAATTTACTATGCTCATGAAGTAGGAACTGATCAGGTAAATTCTTCTGGTACAACAGCGATTCCAGCATTTATACAATCTGGAGACTATGATATTACAGCAAGAAGAAGTGCATTAGGAGGCTCAACCGGTCTTGTAGATTATAGAGGAGATGGTGAGTTCTTTATGTCTGTTAAAAGATTTATACCAGACTTTGCTGTCCAAACAGGTAATACTAAGATCACATTATTACTAAACGATTATCCAAACAACTCAGCATCTAGCTCACCGCTAGGTCCCTTTACAATTACATCATCTACTGATAAAGTAGATACACGTGCAAGAGGAAGACTCGTAGCACTGAAAATAGAGAACGACGGCACAGGTGAAACTTGGAGATATGGAACTCTGAGACTTGATGCACAACCGGATGGAAGAAGATAATGTCAATTGCACAATTTTTAACTGAAGAAAATTTACAACGATTACTTAATCAACAGCTTGCAGAAGATCAAGGTGTAGCTAGTTTATTACCATCTAACGTTTCTCCTTTTTTTAGAATGGACGCAACAGGTGGAGTTGTTCCACAACAATATTTTAGAGAACTTACTGGTCCACAAATTGATTTTGGATCTACCTTTAATACACCTGATTTAACAAGTAATATTCCAACAATTCAAAATCCAGGAATTCCATTATTACAAAGTTCACAAGATGATTTAGAAGAATCTGCTATATCAGAATTTGCAGAAGGACAATTAAAACAATCACCTACAGGTATTGCAAGATTATTTGAATTGTTAGGAAACATTCCAACACCATTTAATTTAGTAAGACGTGGTTTAGAATCTTTAAGGGGATTAAATCAAAGAATACAACAATCAGATTTTGGTCAATCAAAAACTTTAATGGATTATTTAGATGCTAGAAAGTATGGTGGTCGACAAGCAAGAGATGATGCGGCTGCGAGAAATATGGCTCAAGCAAGGGGTCTTCAAAAGAAAATAGATAGAGGTGAATTTGGAACACGTGATACATCTATAGACAGAGGAAGAGGATCTATACCTAGTCGAACAACTAGTGCACCTAGAAAAACATCTTCATCGTATTCAGCTGCTAACAGAGCTTTTGCGGGGAGCAGATAATGGCCAGAATAACTTCATACATACCTGAACCTAAACAAGAATACGATGTTGAAAACCAAAGACAAATTCTTCGTGCAATTGATACAATCAAAAGTGAATTAAACTTTTCATACCAACAAGATTTGAAAAATGAAGAAGACGCAAAGGAGTGGTTCTTAGGTGGCTAATTTTTTTAAAAGCGAAACGTTTGATTTAACGACAACTAATTTAACAACTGTGTTGACAATAGCAACATCAGCAGTTGCAATTGTTAGATCTGTACAAGCAAGTCATGATTCAGCTAGTAATGTTGATGTAGATTTATTTTTAAAAAAATCAGGTGGTTCAGATGTTGAAATAGCTCATGCACAATTAAATAAAAGCACAACAAATCTAGCACAAAATGTTATAAACTTAGAAGGTGGAGACATATTAAAAATACAAGCGGGTACAGCAAATGAGATCACTGGACAAATCAGTTATCTTCTGATAGATAGATCTCAAGAAAATGGATAAAGATATACCGAAAATAGATTGCACTACAGTTACTACTTGGCGTAATAAAAAAACTGGTGAAGTTTTTAAAGAAAAGAAAGAAGGACCTGATATTGTACAAGACGTAACAGTTACAGTATCACCGAAAGGCTTAGATATGTTACAGAAAGTTATGAAAAATGATGATAAGAAATCAAACACCTAAAGGTGGCACAGAATTACAATTTGAGTTTTTACGTAAACACGTAGATCCTGCAGTATTAGATCAAGTACAGATATGTACATCGGTGCCTGAGAAAATTAAATTACATCCAACTAAGGTAAATATACTTTGGCAAAAAAATTCTTACGATCAACCAAATCTTGCACCATGGTTTCAGAATAAATCTAATCATGATAAATACGACTGGTATGTTTTTAATAGTCATTGGAGTTATGAAAAGTTTAGAACGTATTTTAAATTACCAACTGAAAGATGTGTTGTTATAAAAAATGGTATAGAAAAAATAGAACCTATACAAACAACATACGAAAAAGGAAAAGCAATTAGAATTATACATCAAAACACACCATGGAGAGGACTCAATGTTTTGTTAGGTGCAATGCAATTAGTAAAAAATCCATTGATTACGTTAGATGTATATTCTTCTACAGAAGTATATGGCAAAAGCTTTTACGAACAGAATGACAAATACTATCAAACACTTTACGAACAAGCAGATGCATTACCAAATGTAAATTACATAGGTTATAAGTCAAACGAATACATTAGAGAAAATCTAAAGAACTATAGAATGTATGCATACCCAAGCACGTTTGAAGAAACATCTTGTATATCTTTATTAGAATGTATGGCAGCTGGATTATATTGTATCACAACAGATCTTGGAGCATTGTTTGAAACAGGTGCTGAGTTTCCAATGTACATTCCGTACACCGATAATTATAAATTACTTGCTAGTAAGTTTGCTCAAGGTATAGAAGCAGCAGCTGCATCATTAGAACACGAAGCAATAAACGATCATTTAAAGTTTCAAATAAAATACACAAACAAATACTACAACTGGAACAAACAAGGTGTCGCTTGGACACGATTCTTACAAGGAGCAATCAATGCAAAACAATGAACCAATATGGTTTAATAAAGAAAAACCAAACAAAGACACTTATCAAACTATAAAAACAGGTAATGTGGTTACTGAAGTAAATTTAGGTGGCAAACCTAAATATAAAATAATGGTATGTACACCATGTCATTCTGATGTATCAATGCATTACACACAAGCAGTATTAAAATTTCAACAAGAATGTATTAGAAATAATATATTAGTTAGTTTTACATTATTAAAATCATCTTTAGTTACACAAGGTAGAAATCTATGTGTAGCTGATTTTTTAAATCACGAACATGAGTATGAATATTTATTATTCATAGATTCTGATATTGATTTTCAATATTCTACTATCATTAAAATGATTGAGAAAGATAAAGATGTTATTGCGTGTCCATACCCAATGAAGACTATTGATCAAGATAAGATGTGGAAAGCATTAACAGAAAAGTATGAGATGATTAAAAAGAAAAGTGATGTTATTAAATCTGGATACATGTATCCAATAAAGGTACCTAATAAAAATAGAATAGTTATGGAGAATGATATTATAGAAACAACCCATGTACCTACAGGATGTATGTTAATAAAAAGACATGTCATTACAAAAATGATAGAAAAACATCCAGAGTTAGAGATATTTCAACCAACTGTAATAAACGGAAAAGAGACTAAAAAAGAAAACTTTTACAATTTATTTGATACGTTACATGACCCAGAAACTAAAAGATACTATGGCGAAGACTTTGGTTTTTGTCAAAGATGGACAGATATGGGCGGTAAAGTATTTGCTTATGTCACAGACTACATAACACATGTTGGAGAACACTCTTATTGTGGTCGTTTCTTAGACGAATTACAGTCTTTAAAACGTGTTGACGATAGCGAAAAAATCAAATAAACTGCGATACTACAGGAAATATACCTGCTCTAAACTAATTTAATTTATATATATATGACAATATCACGAGGACAAATGCCGAGACAAATGTATGGCCTAGGAAGCCTGGTTAAATCTATAGGTAAGGCTGCTAAGAAGATAGTTAAATCACCTATCGGTAAAGCTGCTGCATTATACTTTGCACCTATGGCATTTGGACAAGGAGCAGGATTAGCTGGATATAAAGGTCTTTTTGGCACGGGTAGTTTTAATCCTTTTCTAAAAAAAGTTGCTGGAGATCAAGTTCTTAGTCCATTTGGAATGTTAGGAAAAAAATTAGGTATAACTACTCTAGAAGGTGGTTTAACAGGATTTGGTAAAGCAGCTGCATTAACTATACCATCAGTATTAGCTGCAGCAGGAGTTGAGGAAGAACAAATAGCAGATCTTCAACAAAATAAACCAGAATTAATGGCTGCTTTAGAAAGAGGTTACAGAAACTTAAATCCAGGTGTATCTGACGAAGAAGTATCTAAGTTTGTAAGAACATATTCAGCTGAGGGTGGTAGAATAGGATTTAATGAAGGAAGTTATAATCCTGGAGCAAGATATCAATTTTTAATTGATAAATTTAATAGTGGAGAAAAGCTAACAGATGATGAAGTAAGGGAACTAGAAGCATTAGAAATGTCTTACGCAGATGAATCTAAAGAAATGGCTTCTGGTGGTAGAGTAAAATTTGCTATGGGTGACAGTGCAGAACAGAACGCGATTCAGGCATCAGGCATCATGGGTCTACCATTAAATGAAAACCCTGCAGGAATAACTGAATTAGACCTTAGAGAAACAGGTGGATTTATTCCTCCAGTTGGTGTAAAAGAAAAGGCAGATGACATTCCAGCAATGTTATCAAATAACGAATTTGTATTTACAGCTGACGCTGTAAGAGGAATGGGTGACGGAGACGTCGATAAGGGTGCAGAACGTATGTACGCTAT